TTGGAACTGTTGTAGCTTGAGGTGGTTCTCCTCCTCCAGGAACATCTGAAGAATTTCTATAAAAAGTATAAATACCTGATCCTTCAGCAGTCGCATCTACATTTGTAGATGACCCTACAACTAAATTAATATTTGTATTTCCTACTTCCCAAAAATGTATTCCTCTATTTCCCCATTCTTGAAAAAGAATGTTTAAAGATCTTCTAGCAGTTTTAATTTGATGACCGGCTGTGCCTACTAAACCTAGACGCTCGTATGCATCTGCAATAATCTCATCTATTGAGAAATTTTGATCAAAACTGTAGGCTTGTGAAGTAGTATTAGCCATTAGTATCTACCCGTCGTAGTATACTGTTAAACTCACAAAACTGTTAGTTGGTAAATTAACTGATAAACCTTCATCAGCCAGTATTCCTCCATGCGCTGACGCTGGATTAATTAATGTCTGAGTTGCTACAGGATTTTGTACAGCAAATAATTCATTACCTTGTGATTCACCACCATTAAAAAATGTAGTAACCGTATTAGCTGTTGCTGCAGTTGTACCAAATAATTCTCTTAATCTAGTTCTAGAATTAAAAATGCTTTGTTCAGATCCTGCTGATCCTGCTGCATTTCCGGCTCTTACCGCTGTAGTAGTTCCACCACTTACAGCTATTTGAGTTACAGTATTAAATTTTAATGTAGTCGTTACTGTTGCTGCTCCGTTAGGTCCAGGACGAACTTCTGAACACGCATGCCCTAAAGCATTTGTTCCAGTAATTGTAAAATTAACTCCAGTTAAATTAGTTCCGCCATCTCCAGTTATTGTAACAAATAATCCTACTCCTGCGTCAGCAAAACTAGATGCTGTTCCAGCTAAAGTCATATCACCAGCACCACCTAATGTTTGTGTAGCCGCAATAGAATCATTGTCTGCCGATGTTGTAGCAGGGACGAATGTTTTACTTTTAGGACTTACTATTCCGTTTCCCATAATTTTTTCTCCTTAAATTTTTGTGTGGGCCGAAGCCCACACTAAATTAATTATTACGCTATTGTTGCGATTGGTGTACTTAAAGATTCTACTTTCCAAGTAGAGTTTGTTCCATCATCCGTCATACAAGTAATTGTACATCTAGCGTTAGCTACTGTAGAGTTAGGCCAACTTAAAGTGTCTCCTGCAACATCCGAAGCCGGATTTGCAGCAGTTCCACCCATAAGTTCTAATGCACCAAAAAAGTTTGATACACCAGCACCTGGTAAAACCCATGTAGTTGTAACACCACCGCCAACTGCAGTAGTTAAAAAGAAATGATACTGAGTTCCAACATTGTCCGTGCTAAGTGCCGGCATGTTAATAACATTATTTGCAGTTCCATTTACTATAAATGTAGTTCCTGATTCTTGTACTGTTAAAGTATCAGTTGCTCCACCTGCTCCAGCGAAAGTTGAATTATCAACTGCTACTCTGAAAGTAGGTCTTACATTGTAATCTGCCTCAACAGTTACAACTCCAGTAGTTGAATTTTTAGATATTGTTTCAAATCCATTATCCGATCGTACTGGACCATTAAACGTAGTATTTGCCATAATTTTTCTCCTTTTCCTAGTTATAATATATAGTCTCTAGGCCGTCGACTATACGCGTCTATATATTGTTTTAAATTGTATAGTGTAAAAACTATACACTACATTTTAGTAGAGCGCAAGAGAGCCTGTAATGTGGAGTGGATTTTTTCCAACGATGTAGCTTTTGATTAAGTAGCTACAGAAACTTCGGGGGCAGCGTCGTCTATCTTATTTTGCAAATGAGCTTTTTTTGCTTCTGCAATTTTTATATGGCTAAGAACTTCTCTCACTTTTCTATCAATCCTAACCATGTTGAGAGTATATCTACCCTCATTAAGATGCTCCTGCTCCCATTCTAGATCCAGTACCTTCTTCTGTTTGTAAAGGTCTGTCAGATGTGTTTGCATCTCCATTTATAACCTCCTCATAGGTTATTCTATTAATCTTGGGATCATTCATTTCTCCAAGATATTCCCATTTTATACTCTTATCTCCTAGTTTGTCAACTATTGAATTTTCAATAGATTCAACATTATCTTCAGCCAGAACTTCAAATTCTGTACCATATTGATACGCATGTATTTTTACTAGGAATTTCCTCATATTTCTCACCATATTTAGAAAATGTGGCGGAACTGTGTTCCGCCACAAAATTATTTAGTTATTGCTTACGCACCTTCAACACCGAAGATACCTCTAAAGTCAGAAGCGCCAAAAGCGTATCTTTCTCTAGCTTTGTATCTTACGTTTCCAGTATCAAAGTCTCCTTCCATTGAAGTTGTCAATGGAGTTCTTGAGAACATTTTCATACCGTTTGGAACGTCAGTGATA